CAAACGTCGGATTCGTCGGAATTCGTCCTTCCATCGAGTCCTGGCGCTGAAGGCCAGCTGGTTCATTCCTATTGGGGAGACGTCCGTAGCTCCAGATGTGACCTGCCACTGCTGGAATGATGCGCGGTCGTTAACAAGTCTGTACAGGGCTTCTGACTGAACAAATACTTTGACGGCGTACTCTGCCTGGGAATCTAGGTCAAATGTAACCGCAGACGCAGATACCCCGCTAGCGCAGATGTTGTACGTTCCGTATCCATAAAGGCGCAGAACTGCAGGGGACTCCGTGGTGTAGCTAGGAGGGAAGTATAGTATCCCTGCGTGTAGCTCCCAGCCAGAGTTAGGGCCCTCTCCATTTCCAGTCATTAGGCTTTCTCGATATCCGGTGCGAGTTGAGTTAGAGCTACCGTACACGTCTATCCGATAAACAGATACAAACTTATCCCCCCCGGCCGTGTTGGTAGTTGTAGATATGTCCACACTCTTGAGGCCATTAGAAATTGCAGGGTTGGTCCAGTTGACTTCCTTCACTATTTCTTTTGGGTACACAGACTGGACATGTTGGATGCCCAGGTTTAAAAGCGACTGAAGCTCTGACTCTGACCATGTTATCGCGTTCTGGTCTCGTAGCTCAACTTGAATGTCGTCTATGATTGTCTGAAACGTTGCCATTAATCTCCCCTCTCTCTTAGGCCATAATTAGGATGCTCTGCGGCCCATCGGTAAGCGTCAGCCCACTCCTTGGCCCTAATCTTGTAGTCGTACTCTAGTAGCACTCTTTCCTTAGCTGCTCCGGATATCTGCTGCCGCAGGTCCTTGCTCTCAACTAGGCTCTTTATTGATGAATACCATTCCTGTGCAGTTCTGGCCAGTAATCCGTCTACTCCATGACGAACCATTGAGTACGGAGCTTCCCCCCTGCGGAATCCCTCTCCAACAAACGCAGCTCCTGTAACAGCATATTCAAGCCAGTGGAGTTCTGACTTGCACCTGTCAAACTCGTCCCCAACAAGGGGTGCAATCCCTATGTCCCCATGAGCCCCTGCCAGCATCTGCGAAAACTGTTTTATGTTTTCCACGTAGGGATATGCCTCATCAAAGTATGGGGTGATTATGTGCTCGGTCCCCGGATTCATACCCATGAAGACGTTCCAGAGCTTCTTCTTCCTGCGCAGCTCTTCTACGGCTTTACCGGAGAAGCCACCTTTGTGCCGGTTGTGTTCGGTGTCCCACTCTCCGGCGTAGTCGCGCATCCTAACCGTGCTGCCGTAATAGACCACGCGTGGTAGTTCGCCGCCATAGACAGGGCGTTCAATATCGCTAGTGTAGATCGAAGGATCAATTGCATTTCTAATCACCCTTATGTTGTCGTTAAACCTGCTGTACTCGTCCTTTATAGGACCAGTGCTAACCGTTACAAGATCTGCCCTTCTGGCCATCTGCTCTACAACACCCCACTCTTGCTTAACGTCGTAGTAGTAGCCGTTCCAGTTGCGGATCTTGAAGTGGTTATCGTCTGTTTCGTATATAATCCCCTTGTTGTGGGTCCTGCTATTGAATGCAGGCCACATCATGTCCGTTATTCCGTCCCTGGCCTTGAGCTCGTGAGGATGGGCCTTGGCCTCCTCTGGGCTCTTAGTCCTGAAGTTGCAGTTCTTATCTACGCATTGCGAAGAAGAGTTGTAATACCGCCTGAAGATCACCACGTCTGCCCAGTCGATATCCGACGTGTCTACCTTTAGAAGGCCCTTGGCGGCGGCCTCTGCCTGCATCATTCCTTCGGCACCTTGGGACGCTATGAAGTTAACCTTATCGATATGACGCATCTCGATGCCATGCTTCTTAAGCTCTTCGTCATACATGTGTCCACGAAAATATGCGCATGGGCCCTGCTCGGCAGTGCCCCAGATCAGAACCTTGACAGTATCAGCCATACAGGTTATCCTTCCATGGCTGGGTGTAGAGGGGCTCCGACGGCCAACTTGCGGTACAACCGCCGGAGCCCCACTCAGCTAACTATGCCGAGATTAGACAGAGACCGTGGCCTGTGTCTTAAGGATGCGATAGCGTGCGCCTGCCTCATCGAGGAGGAGCGAGCCGAATCGCATCTTGTAACCGACCAACGCCTTCTGCGCGATTGGGTCGGAGTGATCGCCACCAGGTGCTACGAAGTAGCTCTGGAGGGTCTGCGAGTCACCGATGGTGTACGCGTCTGGGCTTAGGAAGAGAGCGTTATAAACGTTCCCTGCTCCAGCGCCAGCTGTTGCGTAAACCTTCGCGTCGGATGACACGATGAAGCGTACGCCAGCAAACTGCCCGATCTCATTCGTGAGAAGTGGCGTGTTGTTGACGTACTTGTGTGCCTCTATCCATCCGTTGACGCTGGTGTCCGACACGAGGTCGTACTCCTGCGCTGGGTGGATGATGCAGCGATACGTGCCGTCAGCGAACTGAGGAACGTTTGCGCCCTTGAGGCGAGCAACCATCTGCTTTACGAAAGCGCCGGAAAGAGTGCCTGCCGCAGCTACTGTCGAGTTGGCAGCGTTCTGGGTCAGTGCAGTCGCGCCGGTGGCGCCGAATATAGCGGATGTGACAGCCGTCGAGTGGATGTTATCGCGAACGAGAACATCCATCGAGCGGGTTGCCTGATACGCAATTCGCTCAGCGGCGATACCGATGAGATCATGCGGGTTGTCGATCTGGGCGAGGTCCGTCACTGCGACGGTCGCGCCGTACTGGACAGCCGTGAAGAACTCGCTTGAGATCGTCAGCGCCTGGTCAGTTGGTGCAGCACCTTCGGAAAGCGCCGTCGTATTGACGCCTAGGTCTGCATAGCGTGCGTAGCGAAGGGTATTAGTACCCTTAACGAAGCGAGCAGGGACGTACATCCCTGGCATCGCGTGGACAGCACGTGCTCGAAGCTCCTCTTGTGCCTTCGCAGAAACAAGCTGCGTGACAAGATCAGAGAAGTTCGTTGTGCTGGTACTGGTCGTAGCCATCTTAACTTACCTCAATCTTACTCAAAAAATGGATTGCCAAGCGACTTAAGCTCTTCGGCAATTGTCGAAGAAGTACGCTTGGTGTCAATTTTAGGTTCAGATCGCCGTGGGTTGTTCGGATCTACTCGGGTTGTCGTCTCTTCGTCAGCAGCAGCACGCGCATCGGCAATGAACTTCTCAAAGGCGGCTGCCTTTGATATTTCGTCTAGTCCGGCAGTGTCCTGTGAAAGCTGACTATAGAGAGGGTATTCTCGAGCGAGCCGTTCCCGCTTTGCCTGTTCCTTGGTGGAGTCAATCTCGCCTTCCAGTGCCTTGATTCGGTTCTGAGCCTTCTCGTATTCTGAGAGACTCTGCTCCTCTATCTGTGCCTTGAACTTCGAGAGATCTTCCAGTTGGCGCTTGGCGTCTTCCAACTCTTTCTTGGTCGACGTCAACACCTGGTCTTTACCAGCAAGACGCTTCTTCCAAGTGGTTACATCCTCGTTGCCTTGAGTGAGATCCTCGGCCGCAGGCAAATTCTCCTGCACGTCGAGGGGTGCTGACTCTGTGACAACTGGCGTCACGACTTCGTCCGTCATGCGTTCCTCCTATTTTATCCAGGCCTAACCGCTTTGTGCGGCTAATTCCCTGGAACGTTATAATCCGGTGGACCGTCGAAGTAATCGACAGCTTCTGATCCAACTCCGCCAAAACGCTTGAGTACACCGTATACGCTTTGTGATGCGGCCTGGTCTGCCAGTGCCCGCATTGCATAGAATGGATCTGCCTGGGCCTGCTCCCTGCCTGGCTGAGCTGGTCGGTTTGATCGCTCTATCTGCTGCAGGTATGCGTTCAGCCATTTAGGACCAGAGACTGATATGTCTCCTGGCAGGGCTGGGAATAGCTGCTTGAACATGAACAGCGCGTCGGACCTAAGCAGTTCGCTCATTTCCTTAGGGTTGGTTTCTGCCCAAAGAGCTAGGTGATCTTGAATTTCCCGAACCATCTCGTACCCTGCAAAGGGACGAGTCTTGTTTGTGAATGGCATCTTTACGAATGCCACCCTAGCAAACTCTGGAATAACCTTGCTCATCATGTACGAAAGAGGGTATAGCCCCAAAACCGGGTGGTTTATGCTGCGCTCTAGAGACGTACGATTTGGGTTGTAGAAGTGGATTCTGTTGGCTGCGTCTGCCGTGTCCTTAAGCGTCTCGCGTAGGGCGCCCAGGAGTAGCTCCTCGTGGCCATGCTCTCCAATCAACTTGTTAATTCCAAATCTTACAGCACGTATATCGTCTGCGTCAAGTGCCGAACCATCGCTTAGCTTCTTAAGGACTTGTGCCATCTTAGGGAAGTCCCCTCCATATTGGCGGAAGCCGGCCAGGGACGAGGCCAGCTTTTCCCTCGTGAAACCCATTAGGTTTAGGGAGGCTAGCTCTGGCGTGTCCTTTATGGCCTTCAACAGGTTGGAATAGTTTTGTACTGATTCGCCAGAAGCCTTGACCCCGGCAGATGCCATTTCTGACATTTCCCCAAGGATCTTTGAGGCCTGCTCTGGGCTCCTTACAGATATTAGCTTTGTGTTTAGCCGGGTTATGTTGGATACATCGTTACCCAGGGCTCCAGACTTCTCAAGAGCGTCCTTAAGAATAATAGATTCTGCCTTGACCAGGGCTATCCTAGCTGCGTCATCAGGGGCTGCAGCAAGCTTAGACGCTACTGCTGATATCTCGTTGGAAAGAGACGTTGCGGCCTCAACAGACCCTGCCTCTGAAAATCCGAAGCTTGGGGGTCGGTGGCCGTCTAGTACCCTTATTGGGTTTACATAGCCTTGACGAACGTCTCGAATAAAGCTTATCAGAACTTCTCGTGGGTTGTTAGTTCCATAAGTTTTTGACATAGCCACCCATTGCTGGGGGAACTCTGTCCGAAGTCTAGGTGCCAGGCTGTCGATTGCCATGGAGAAAGCAGCTTCCTCTCGACGTGCTATCTTCATAGGATAAGGATTCATAATAGTCCTAATAATACTAGTCATTCCGCCCTTTATTGCCTGACCAAGTCCAACCTTTACTGCTACTCCCTCAGCTGTCTCATCAACAAGTTTTGCTATCTGGGTTCCGCCAAGGGCAACGATTGAGCTAGCAACGTCAACGTCCGCAGTTAGCGCGGCGGTAGAATCTCCAAGTACCTGGTTGGCAAAAGACTGTTCAATCGGTTTTCCAACAGCCTTAGAAAGTCCAAGCTTCTCTCCTAGGCGGCTTCCAAGAAGATTGTCTCCGTATGGTACATACTTCATCCAGCCGTACTTGGTAGTGTATTCACCTGAAGTCAACGTTCGGTCAATAGCCCGGAGTCGGTTAAAGAACGGAGACTCAAGGTATTCTTGAACGAAGAAGAATGGGTTGTATCGGAACTTCAACTGTGGATACGCATAGTCAGTTATGAATGCCAGGGCCGGAGCTTTTGTCTTCAGCCACCCGGTAAGTTGCTGAGTTGCCCCTACAGTCTCTCGTCCACCTACATACATCATCATGATAAACTTTCTAGGGTCTCCAAGATCGTCAATCATCTTTGCGTATGCCTGTGGCCCCAGTGAATCCTGGAGCGTCTTCCTGACAAAGTTCTCGTCTGTTATGATTGCCCTAGGAGTAAGTTTTCGGCGCAGAGCCTCCTCGTTGATTCGAGCCAGGGCACGTCTGCCATCTGCCTCGGTAGCTCCATACTTCTCAGCTAGTCGTATAGTCTTGGCTATTTGTTCGTTCTGAATTGCACGAGACGACACAGGAGAAAGCCACCTGTCTGCCATCTGTCGAAGCCCAGACCTATTGAATGAGTTGGCGCTAAGGTCCAACCCATCGTCTATTAGGTTGGCGGTGCTGTCTATAAATGGGGTTATCGCGTCAGGTATGTATTCTATGCCATCCTCAACAACTTTGGTGGCCATGGAGATCTTTACGCCCGACTCCGGAGCAAACCCTAGGCTGTACCTGCCAGACTCTAGCGCCTTTAGCGCAGTGGCTCCAGCTCCAGGGCTGAGCATGTCTATTATCTTCCTAAACTGAGCCACCTCATCCGCTGAGGCCTTGGTTACATAATGTCCGGTCTGGATCATCTCCTCGACGTTTGCCTTCATCTCGGCCCAGACAGCCTTTTCAGCTCGATTCACTATCATACCAAAGTCTGGGAAGTATGATGCTATCGCAACGGCGACAGCGTCGGCATCAGTCGCTCCGGCGACAACGCTAGCAAATTCCTCGGGCAGTGACGCAAGTGCGGCTTTTGGAACAGCCTCGCCCTTCTCTATGGCCGCAGCTATGTCCCTAAGCGCCTCGAGACGCTCCTTCGTGAGACTGTCAGACTTGACCAGATTTATTCTAAGGTACTTAGCGTTCTCTGGATTTTTAAGAAGAGCCTGAAGCTCGTCGAAGTTCTTGGTAGGGATCTCTCGCCCCAGTATTTCCCGAAGGAGCTTGGCGTCACCCTTGGCGATTGCATTTAAAGCAGTCCTTAGGATCGCGGCGTTGCTTCCCTGGTTTCCGTAGGCAGCTATCTCCATCATCTGCACATATCTAGCCTGGTCGGCTGCGTCAAGTCCAGCTACAGACTCATCCCATATTCTGGTAAGAAGAGCTACTGCCTCAGGATTTTCAGCCGAGACTACACCAGCGAGTGCGTCAGCAACGTGCTTCTTGCCGTTTCCGGCAACCGCAGCTGCTCCCTTCTCTATGAATAGCTGACGCCTAAATTCAGGGGTAAGTTTTTCTAGTTTGTATGCACCCTCTGATATGTGTGAAGAAGCTTCTAGAACGGAGTCTGACATACGGACACCGCCAGCCTTCTGGACTTCCTTCCAGTCTCCTCCGGCCTGAGCTCCCGCCTGCCGGACCTCTGCTCCTACTTCCTTGTCTATCCACTCTCGCACAGAAGCTCGGACTACATCGTCAGGCTGGTCCCAGATCTTATTAAGAAGCTCAACTGAGCCGCTGTGACCCGAGGAAAGCCCCTCTGATTCTAGTAGCTTAGCGGCGTGCTCTCGTGCGGTAGTTGTTATCCGACCGGCCTTCTCTAGCTCCTTGGACTTTGCCACAACCTGTAGCACGCGGTTGGCACGAGCCCTCCCAATGCTTGACTGGGAGCGCGTGAACAGTTTGCCTATAGTGAATATCATTGTCTGGTTTAGACCGCGCCCAAGTGCGCTCGCCATGTTGTCTGCCAGCTCAGGGCGTCCATTCTTGGACAGGAAGTCGATTACAGTCTTAGGTGCCTGTCGAAGCTCCTTAGTGGCACCGATGAATACAGGAGTCAGGATGGCTGATGTCAGCGAGCCGAACCCACGACCAAGCCTGCCAACAGTTGCTTCGTATGCCGCAGCAGGTATTCTCCACTTGTTAAGGAACGCTGCGTCTTCGGTTGTAATTGCACCGGCCAGTGCTGCCCTACGCATCTGGCTTTGGCTTTTGCCGGCCAGAGTAACTCCGAGCTCCTTCTCCATGGCCACAACTGATCGGCCAGCCTTAGAGGCAGCAACCAACTCGTCGGCCTTAGATAGGACTAGGGCCTCAGTTTTGGCAAGAGCAGCAGCGTCCCTGGCAAGCGTAAGTGGCTTTCCAAAAGGGACATAGTTTAGTGGATCAGTCACCAGGGCAAACCCCAGGTTCGTCATGGCGTCGTCAGAGAATGCTCGGTTGTTCTTTACTAGGTAATCAACAACTTCCCCGAAGTCTTTGCCTCCTGACATCATGTTCTGAATGTCTTGAGGCCTTCCGCCAATGGCTCCTGAAGCACGAACTGCCGCGGCTCCGGTCTGGACAATCTGCCCTGGTACCATTGCCAGGTCAAGGCCCGCCTTAGCGACGTCCTTTACCTGCAGGCTTCCCTTTACCCCTATCTCTCCGATAGCGCCTATTCCACCGGCTATTGCCTTTCCTATGTCACCTATTACAGGAACTCCGCTGACCGCATTACCGAGACCAACGGCGCCCTGAACGACGCCAGAGAATAGACCACCTATAGCACCGGCCGCTGCTCCAATAGGATTAAACGGATCAAGGTCGACCTTTATCGGCTGCTTGACCTCAGGCTGCGGAGCGCTAGGAATAGGCGGAGCCTGGTTAGACGAGCTAGCTACTGAACTCGATTGGGTGTTAATGTATCCCATTATACCTCCAGACTACTTTGCCGTAGCCGTGTTTGAGACTATTCCAAGGGGTTCGCGCTCGCCGGCCCTAAAGTCAACCATTGACTGAGACAGCTGCTGACTTGTAAACGTTATTGGCGCTACTGCTGGAGCCTTAAAGGTACCCCCACCGGCAAGAGCTGTGCTCTTGAATGGAGTAAGGACTGGATTAACCGTTGGCGACCCAGCTGGTGTTCCCGATGCGTACCTAAAGGCATAGCTGGTATCAAGCTGCGTAGGGGGTTGAGTTCCTGCGTATGCTGGACCAGTGTACGGAGACCTTGCTATTTCGCCCGGAACACGCATCTGCGCCTTTGCAATCTCAGCCTGTGCGGAAAATGGATTTGCAGTAGAATCTTTAGGAGCTGGTATTTGAGGATAGAATCCCCCACTTCCTAACCCAGCAGCGAAGAATACGTTTTCTGGCTTTCTGGCCTCGTCTAACGTAGCCCTTAGCCTGCTGTTCGCCTGTACTTGGTCGTAATAGTTCGAAGCCTCAATATACCCTCTATTCATCCTTTCGGCGGCCTGGGCCGGTGTAGGAGTTAGCGAGGTGGTACCGTCTGAGGACTTGAATGTCTCCGGCTTAGCACCGCCAAGGGCTCCACCATCGGTACCGCGTTCTCGAACTATAATTCTAGTTGCGACATCCCTCTTGATGTCAGCGTTATTTTCTGCGTTGAATACATCAAGGATATCGCTCGCCGGCAAGCCGGTAGCCCTAAATGCAGCCTCTTCGTCCCTGACGACTAGGTTACCGCTAGCGTCAAGTCCAAATGCCAGATCTAGAGTTCCGCTAAGCGTTAGGTTTGAGAATACATCTCTAGCAACGATCTTAACGGCATCTTTGTACCCTGGACCCTTTGCAATGTTATTGAACGTGGATGTTGACAAAAACTTTCCGTAGGTAGGGCTGCTAAGTATCCCAGTGGATAGACTTGCGGATCTGACTCCGGCCTCGTCCAGTCCGGTCACTACCAGAGACCCGGCATCAGGGCCATCGTATGTGGATGCGCCCAGTCCGTCAAGATATCGCAAGTACTTATCCATGTCCATAGTGTACTTGTCGTTTGTGATGAACTTAAGAACTCGCTGTCCCTTGTCGTTTATTTCGAAGAACGACTCGCCAAGCGGAGTTCCATCGGCAGTCATTACAGGAACCTTCTGCTGCTTTGCAAGAGTAGTCCATGTGGCTCCGTCAGTATTTGTTCCGCCAGACAGTGTAACTATGCCATCTACAATCTTGTCTACAACAACTACCTCTACCCCATCGTCGCCGTACGGTACAATCTTTAGGTACCCAGTGCCGGCATCTAGCAAAGCCTTGCCTTTGTAGTCAGCAATAACACCTGATATAAACTTTTGAGGATCTACATCTCCACCAGTGAAAACGAATGCTGTTCCTGTATAGGTTGCTACAAGCCTTTCTACAAGCTTCTCAGAAAGCTCCGAAAGCTCCGTGACCGGATTCCCTTCAGCGTCAATGAAATCCTTGCCGCCATCTGGAACCTTACCCTTTAGGATATCCTGGAATGCCCGCCCCATCCGGTCGGCCCCTACCGTGTTCGAAATCTTGTCGGCATGACGAGCATACAAATCAACGTTTACGGCTGGATTTCCAAATGCCCTTTCGTTGTCAAGGGTTAGATTCATTGAGGAAAGCTCGGCTTCTGTAAGGTCGTTTAGAAGGCCCATTGGGCCAGCCACCTCTGCGTCGTACTGGTTCAAGTACATCATCATCCTGGACTTTGTGTCCGTGTCGGCCAGGGATGACTTGGCTATTGTCTGGATACCGCCACGAGTCTTCTCTACCCAGTCTATTATGGAGTTGGCATCAAATGCCTGATCTCCAAGCATTATTCCCGCGTCTCCGCCTGCGTTTAAAATCCCGGACTTTGCGCTTAGGCCAAGTGAAAGCCACCTGGACACGACACCCATGGGATCTCCGTTCCCGCGTATGGAAAGTAGGTCGTTCTCACTAATAAGGCCCTGCTTTACTGCCTCTCCGGCAGCTGAAATAAGAGATGCTGCAAGCTTAGTAGTTCGCTTGCTGACTAGGTCAACTGCGTCCTGAAGCTGCTTCTGCTTAAATTCTGCAGCTGCTGACTTAGATGCATCTGCAAGATATCCCTGGATGTCCCGGTATGTCTTGCTATCCTTAGTTATGCCCATTTCCTCTGCTCGCTGGAGCTGTCGGTCATAGAATTTAGCAAACGCTCCGGAGCTTGCGCCCTTTGCCTTCATGTCGCTGCTTGTATCGTTAAACGTGACTAGGAACTCTTCCTTGACGTACTGCATCTTGTCAGCTGCATTTGAGGTTGTGGACTTGGCATCGCGCAAGAAGGATAGGTAGTCGTTCATGGTTACCTTATTTCCAAATGCATACGTTCCGTTCTCGTATGCATCGGAATAGGCGTTCATCTCCTGACGAAGTGAGCTAGTGCGGAACTCATTAAGCTCTGCGGTGAGTCGGTCTCGCTCAGTTGTACCCTCTGGGTAAACAGATATCATATCATTGTAGAGACCCTCTACGGCAGCTCGATCAACTGGCTCTCCGCCGTATGTCGAATCGTACGTCTTGCTAGACATGTTAGCATTGAAGGCAGCGAGTATCGCTGACTTCCTGGAGGACTGCTGCTCTTTAAGGATATTGTATATGAGAGTTGTAAGGTTCTGAGTTCCCGCCGTTGCTCGGCGGAATCGTGCCCTTCGACGAGTCTGGATTGCCATTATTCGTTACTCCCATTCTCTACTGGAAGGTCCATTCCCATTGGGAGCTGGGCCCCTGGTTCTGCGTTTGACGGAAGAGATTCTGCTGGAGGGTTGGCCATGTTCTCAAACCCAGACAGGCCGGTATCTCCGGTCGCCGGCGGGTTTAGAGTCCTTGAGGCGTTAAGGGACTGCTGCTGGGCCTGGAGCTGAGCCTGAACGTCAGACTCCTGCTCCTGCATACCCGGCGCCTGAACCCCCTGCTGCTGCATCTGTTGGAATGTCTGCATCAGGTTAGCCATTGTCATAACGGCTGCAGGATTGATCGTTGCATCAGTCTGCTCGTCGCGAATGACTTCAAGCTCGCCCTCAGGGTCCTCAACTCCAACACGATCCATTGCTCGTTCAGCTGACCAGATCCTGTTCTGGACCAGGTTGATTGCTGTCTGGGCAAGCTCAAGCGTGTCTCGAGGGGTTAGCTCAGGTGGGATTACGTCGATTCGGAAGTGATCGCCAATGATCTGGCCGACGGCCTTGTCCTTGTTAGCCCACACACGTGCGCTCTGAAGCCAGACGTCCTTAATCCACTGGTATAGAAGCTTACGCTTCGGTGCAATTCGTGACTCGTAGTTGGCGATAAGCGACGCTATGGCCTTGGAGGACCCAAGCACGCTTGTAGGAGCCAGGCCAAGAAGTAGGTCATTCAAGCCTGTAACAACCGCTATTTCGCGGTCGATGCGCTTGTTGTAGTCTTCAATCTGGAATTGAGGAATGAACGGCTGCAGCGCTCGGATCTCGTTTCCTGGCCCAGGTGCCGACACCTTGTTAGGCTTAGGAAGCGCTCCGGCCGGTACCTCATCTGGTGCTTCCGGTCCGACAAGCTGCCACATTTGTCCGCCGACGACAGACTGAATCATCTGCGCCTGGTTGGTGATGCGCTCGTCTTTCTCTCGAAGGAGCTGCTCTACGTCGTAAAGCTCAGGCTTGCCGTAAGGGCTTCCTGGAACCTTTCCGTTCTGTAGTATGATATACGGTATCTCGCCCTTGAACTCAGGGTGTCTGGTGTGGGATACCATAGTATTGCCAACGTATATAGCGTTACAAACCATTGCTGGCTTACCTGGAGAGGTCGGCTCCTTATGCCAGTAGTCCATGACTTCTACTTGGAGCTGCTCATATACAGTCTCCCTGCGAAGTGGATTTCTTTCGAACTGGTTCTGGTACACGTTTCCAAGAGGGTCCTGATGTGTTCCGGCAATAGAGGAATATCCGTACCACTTCTCTCCCTGCCTGACAGGTATAATATCTATTCCGTAGTCTTCCTTTACGGCCTGCGGCGACAGTCCGTACGAGTACAGTGCCCAGTCTAGTCTGGTGTAGTCAGAGTTTCCGAACCCCATATAAAGGTTCTCTGGTTGCTCGATGATCCTAACGGAAGGCATCTTGATCTCATTGTCCCAGTAAATCTTAGCGGCCGTGTAACCGTAGAGGCTCTTGGTTAGGGACGCCATCTCAAGCTTTAGGTCCATCTCCTGCTCGTTCCACCATGCAAAGAAGATGCGCTCACGATTGGCGGCATCCATCCTAGCTTCCTTAGTAGGAGCCTCTGGGATGTAATGCATTACCGGAGTTACTGCCTGGAGGGACGCTGGGATGTTGACGTACGCAGGGTGTACGTTGACAGAGACGTGCGCTCGACCTGCTAGACGTGCGCTAGGGTCTTCGGCCCAGTGGTCAGCCCCGCCCAGAGTTATTGTGTCTGGGTGGTACAGCCTGTCGTATCGTCGGAATACGCTACGGAGTCGGTTCTGCTCCGGCTCGAGCTGCTGCTTTCGAGTAAGGATTTCACCGAACAGCTTGACTTCTTCCTGCTCCTCCGGTGCCATTCCCTGAACCTCGAAGGATGACTTGAGCATCTTGACTGCAGCCTTCTGATCGTCAGTGAGTTTCTCAAACTGCAGAGGAGTGTAGTTCTTGTTGATCGGCTTTCCCTTGCCGCCACTCGAGACGTTAGTTACAGAAGGGGTAGTTTTTATTGACGGTATACCGCCAGAAGCAACTCCGGAGTTAGGCGTCCCAGCAGGAGCTGACTTGCGGATTTCGCCTGATGTTCCTACAGAAGTTGTGGTCTTGATTCCCTTGCCCGAGGAGGGCTGTCGCTCGAATATTACCTCGCCCTTGCGTAGTCGATTTGCCTTGTCTACGGCGTCGCCTATAGCCTTGATCTGGGACGGAGTAGCAACAGCAGGGTCAGTAGTGTACTGTGCTGGAACGCCTTTGCCGTCTACATATGTGCTCGGTATTCCTCGGACCTTAGTCTTAGCCATTATTCAGCAGCTCCAAAGTAGGAGAAGGCAACATTCGCAGCAGCCTTCTCGGGATTCCTAATCGCATATCTAACAGCAATAGCAAGCGCCATGACGGCATCCTGCTCCAGCTTCTTGTCCTCTAGCTTGTAAGCCAGTAGTTGTCTACGTAGATCTTCCCAGACCCCTCCCCTGGGGAACTTGACCTGGCCTTTATCTATCACAGTCTTGAGGTCGTTTAGTAGTTCTAGTTTCTTAGATTTAGTACCACCGAAGTCAAAATCTCGCAGTGGCTTTATTATTGAAAACTCCTCCCTAAAGAGCTTTCCTCCCATTCCTGTAGAATCCACGATTGTTGTGCACTGGGCTCCTGAGTTGTAAAGCAGGTGACCCTCTCGTACCATGTTGACAACAGCGGTTATGGTCTGCTTTCCGCCCCTCTTTCGAGCACGGACACCACGCATCGAGTTTCTACTAGTTATATCTATGGTTAGCGCCCATGTTGCGTCAGATGAAATACCGGGATCACATCCCTGTACATAACGGTGAGCTGACTTTGGCGCATCCTCTAGTTCTAGCGTTGTATCGAAACTGGCCTCTATGCCCTGGGAAGAGAAGAAAGATTTCCTTGATTCTATGAAGTATCCGTCGATGTTCTGCGGTACTAGGTATTCTGCCTGCTGCCGGACTACGGCATCGAAGTCTTCCTGACGTAGGCCGAATCCTATGTTGTCCCTGGTCGAGAGCCTGAACGATATGAACTGGTCGTCCCTGGATGGGTTCTCCGGATTGCCCATCTCCCACAGGTCAGCGTAGTCGTTGATTCCCTCTGTTGGGGTTCCAATGAAGTGTAGCGGGCCACCGGTTGATAGCCTTCGTAGGTTGAGCACTTCCTGGTAGATGGTTATAAGGTGCGGCTCGAAGGCCGCTTCGTCGAATGAGATCCCTTGCATGTCCTTGCCCAGAAGGGCCTTGGCCTTGTCCTGTGTGGTCCTGAAGTGTATGCTGGCGCCACCGACCACAGGGCTGAACTTAATCCATAGATACTCACCACGGTACTTCTTCTCGAAGTCAGCCACCTTGCCGAGCTCCTTTGTTAGCGGGCAACCACGTCCACCCTGTGCCTGGTGGGCTCCCTGAAGGATCATAGCGATTTCCCGGTGAACCAGTTCAGCAGTCTCCTGTTGAATCCCGACGTGATACCACTCGTACGGATCATTGATCCAGCGCCCAGCATCTGCATTATTTCCCTTCTCGGGAGGTCTAATCCCAAGCTTGTAGAGTGCGTGGTGCATACATACGACCGCCATCGCGAGAGTTTTCCCGGCACGATTGCCAGCGGAAACGACTGTCGTGAGGTACCGTGGCCGGAACCCATCGTCCGCTCGATCTGCGCAGGCCTGCCACCAGGCAACTTGACCTGGGTTTCCTTTGATACCGAGCCAGCGAGAAGCAAAGAACTCGATATCACTGCGGCCCCTAGCCAGATCGATAGCGGTTTGTGTACTAACAGGGTTCAAGATTCCTTCTTAGTCTTCGTCCGGTTACTGATTGCCTTAGCCTTGCTCCTGGCGTCGGACTTGCTGCTTGCTCCCCATGCCTGGAGACTTAGCAGGAGCCGTGTAGGCTTGCCCTTAGAGTCACGCTCTGGGCCAGGCATGTTACCCATGCGGGCTAGGAATGACGCCCTTCGCGGGTTGTCCCCACCCTTTACCGGAGCCTTCAGAGTCCCGCCTGTCTGCGCCTTGTATGAGGCTCGACCCTTTGCGTTTAGGCCGCCCTTGGGATTCTTTCCCTCTTTACGCTGCCACGCTGCTGATTTAGGCACTAGACTCCTCCATAATTAGTTCCGGCTCTATAGTTGTTGATATTCCCTCTATTACCATAGACCCGCCAAGGATAGAGGCTAGCGTCATGGCCAGATCCCTGTCAGAGCTCTTCTCAGAGCGCTTGTCAAGTATCTCCTGGGCCCTCAGGCCCTCTGCCAGTGTAGGTAGCAGTTCTCCAGCCTCTACAGCCGAGAATGTGTAGTCCCTGACCAGGGAGGCCAGGTCTACTCCCTTATTAGGCTTGAGGGTCTTCTTGCGGTCCTCCATAACCTTAATGGCTTCCGACTTGGCCTTTTCAAAGTCGCTAGTCAGATGCTCACGTCGGTGTTTTCCTAGAGTAACCCGGCTTACGTACTGACCCTCAGACTCAAGCCATTTGCTGACTTTAGTATCAGGCATCCCTTCGCGCATCCTGCGACTTATTAGATCAGCCAGAGGGCTACGGCAGACATGGCATCCGGTTAGTACCGGAGCAAGGTCAATAACCTTCACGATTAAATATCGAACTGCTTCTCTGCGGCAGCCTTGTCCTCTGGGGACTTCTCCTTGATCCCGAACGAAGTGTTCTTTGGATCTATGAACTTGATCAGGACCTGGAGACCTGAAGCGAGACCAGCCGATAGGACCGTGCGGAAGTCTCCCCCACTGATGTCCAGGAGCGGTATGCCCAGGCCAAGTGCGACCGAGATTGAGACGGTGATGAATGTTCGGAAGAACTCTACCAATGCCTCGTCTACGCCAGTGTTGTCAATTATCCAGCGGATACCCGCCTTGATGTCGCTATACATTCTGACTCCTTACTTCCATTCCACGATGACGACGTGCTTATAAGCCGCGCCACCAGTGATCTTCTTCTTGCTCGCGGCAATCTGCTTGAGCTGCTCTTCGGTCACAACGACCCCGAACTTCTCGTTGCCCTTCCCCTTTCGAGTAGGACACGCCCACTGCCAACCATCAACTGCGTCCCAGCCCGCTGCGGTGATATGGCCGTAGCCGTCTGAGATGTGCTTCTTATCCTTCTTAATCCAGTAGTTCTGCCACTTCTTGTGCCACTCGCTTATCTCTACGGTAGGGTAATCCACAGCCTGCTGGACCCAAACAATAAGGCCCGCGCCGCGATGGGCCGATAGGACGACATCGTCCCACGACTTTGCGTAGCGAGCCTTTGCGCCGAGCTCCTTGGCTGTTTTAATAAGATCCCCTAAGGACGATCCGTTGTCGGACACGCCTTCTTTCTCGATAAACCCAGTTGCCTTTGCCTTGGCCTTAATTGCATCTCCTGCAGACGGATCGAACTTATATGCAGATGCCCACGCGACGGCAGCTGCCGTGCTGGACGGCCCACAGTCGTCTAGGATGCCGCCCTTCTCTACGTGGTCCAGCTGTGACTTGACCTTAAATTTCATCTTATTCCTTCCATCGTAGTGGACCGGTGACGAGCCACCCAAGAGTAAGGAGAACGAATAGTGTTGCCATCGTGGTCTGCGTGCCCCCCTCGGGGAGAACGACCACCGCGAACAAAAGCCCGAGAACTGTCCAGGCTCCACCAATTAAATCAAGGATAATTCTTTTAATCACGTTGCTTTCCTTTTTGATTGCTGCGAGGTTTGTCCATACCACCCGCACCGCCACCTCCACCGCCGCCACTACTTGGCGTTCCGCCCATTGAGCGAACTGCTGAGGCTGCTGCTGATGTTGCGATTTGACTTGCGACAATTGCTGTTGCAACTGGCTGCGCGTCTTCTTTTTCTGTTTCATCTAGGTCACTACCGATCTCTGTAATTGCAATAATATTGTCAAAAACCTCTGCCACTGATTCCAGCGCTGCATCCACCGCTTCCCCTACAGCCTCTGCTACCTCGTCTACAGTTGGCAACTCGTCAGTTGGCTCAGGAGAAGGGTCAACGCTAGGCTCAGGCTCAGGGCTAGGCTCGTCAGTAGGATCAGGAGTCGGCTCAGGCTCCTCTGTTGGCTCCTCCGACGGTTCGGGTTCGGCAGTCGGCTCTGGCTCATCTGTTGGCTCCGGCTCTACTGTTGGCTCAGGAGTTGGTTCAGGAGTCGGCTCTGGCGTAGGCTCCGGAGTCGGCTCAGGCGTCGGCGCTGGCGTAGGCTCTGGCGTTGGCTCTGGCGTTGGCTCTGGCGTTGGCTCTGGCGTTGGCTCTGGCGTTGGGCTCGGTTCTGGAGTTGGATCAATTGAAGGCTCCGGCGTTGGTGTGGGCGTTGGCGCAGGGCCTACAACCCACGTTGTGTTGTTGATTTGCAGAAATCCAGCCCCGCAGCAGGAGTCAATGCTCATAATTCGGAATCCGAAGATTCCGCCAGTGGTGATATAGACCTCTTGGATGCCGCTCTGTTGCTTAGGGTCGTAGCCGCCCTGATTCCAGATCGCAAGGTCAACCCAGCTCTCGTTGAGCAGCATCTGCGCTCGATCATAGACCGCGCCGTCGGTTGTCCAGTACGCCCAGCCGAACGAGACCGTCTCGCCGGTGGATGAGTCGGTGGTCAGGCTGGTTACCGTGTTCAGCCATGGGTACCCAGGCCCAGCGTTATCGCTTCCCTGGATCAGGATCGCCCCCTCGGTCAGCGTGATTGTCCCGTTGCTGTCGATCTGCTGATCCCACTCGTCCGTGTCCTCAAGGGCGAGTGCGCCCATTGGAGAAAGAAGCAGTGTCAAGGCTAAAATGGTTGCAAGCCTTACCACAATTGTCTCCTTTCTAGATTAGCATCCGCAATCCTGTTCTACTTCTTCCATATTCACTCAGGCGTCTCTTCTGGGGCTGGCTCTGGCGCTGGGGGCGGATTGTTTGCACCCTCGCAAAACTGTTCCGCCCAAATCTTTGGTCCGTTCGGATTGTTTATATCCCAAGGTCCAACTTGATTTACATTAACCCCATCCTTATAGATAATTGCTACTAGTCCGTTAATTTCATATGTATACATTATCAAACACCAAGTCCAATCGTTGTCCGAAGCGGTCTAACTGACCTTTTTCCTACAAAATATCCGTGCGCCCTAGAAAGACTGCTGTCGTACCATTTGAAGAAAATGTATGAGTTTCCTTTAAATTTTATATCAATTGCCCTTTCGAATCCACCCTGCCTTGTTCCTAGGTTTGATCCCTGGGTTGAGTTTCCACCTTGTGGAACAGTTCCACTACCCATGATTTGGACAGACTCAGCGTAAGAATGATTATCTGCACTGAATGCAACATTTACTGTCGGCTGGTAATAAAGACCTCCATATTGTGCGTTATCAGGCAAAATTCCAGCACTAACATACAGACAGTTGTAATACCCATCGTTGTAAATATATCGAGCCTTTTTAGTATTAATGCTACTAGCACCAGTAGTAATGGTATAAAGGGTTCCAAACTGTGAGAGTACTGATGACGCTGATGTTTGCCCAATACTAACCTGTCCAAGACGCGGGAGTACAGATGGGAAGAATATACCAGCAGGCAAAATTGCATCAGGAAGTACGCCACCTTCAGTAGGAGAAGTTGTGTTGCTTGCATTAATCGCACTTGCGTGACCAGAGGCACCAGTTGATGAATTACTTGAAACGGTAACAAGAAGTTTGCTATCTTCTGGAATCCATTGTGCCCCATAACTACCAGACTGATCTGTTGCATAACTTTGACTTATTGTTCCGCTGCTTGTAATGTCCTGATAAATCTGAAAGTGGGTCTGGGACCCCGTAGCAAAGGTCTGACCATAAGAATGCAACCACTTTGCACTTGTTGGGTTGTTTGCAATGTAAAAAATATTTCCCTTAGGGTCTCCAGCATTACTAGTTGCAGTCAGCCCCGTAGTAGCAATTTGCGCCCCTAACGACCACGTAATTCCATCCGATGAGTAATATGCTCTTGCCGCCGTATTTACCGCAACAAAAATATTGTTTTGAAATGTTAAAGCCCCCCAAGCATTGGTTCCAGTAGCAGGGCTTGTTCGTTGGGTCCACGTTGTTCCGCTTGTTCCTGGGGAGGTGGCAATTGTATTTCCACCACCCACAGCAACAAAAGTATCGTTTCCATACGCAATATTTGTAACTGCGTTGGTTCCA